GTAGTCAGATGATAATTTCTCTAAATTAGAGTTAATCATATCTGTTCCGTTACCATAAAGAATTTTAGTTCCTTTATCAGCAGCAGCCCAAGTTACACCAGTTTGACCTGATACTTTAACTGTTACTGCGTAAGCTCCAGATGTTGAGTTTTTAATAATGTAATATTTTTCTGTTATTGGAACAGTAACATTTACTGCGCCTGTAATCGTTCCAGTTAATTCTAACGCAATATTTTTAGCATTTGAAACAGCACCGTTTGTTGCAACTAAAGTTGCTCCTGTTGTAGCATTAAGTGCTACTGCTTCATAACCAGCTGATGCTTGCTCAAGAATTAATAAGTTTGTGTTTGTAATTGTACCCCACGTACCTGAGTTTTCACCAGTCGCTTGTACGGTAAGTTTTAGAAAGCTTGATGTACTGTTTGCCATAGTTTTAAATCCTTATTTGTTCGTATTTTATTAAAATTAAGCAGCTGTGTCAACATTTTTCCAAGTGGGTGCTGTGCCTGTATCAACTTGGTTCCAGATAATAGCATTAAGCGATCCTGCAGCCGCTGTCAAGCTATTTCCTGTTACTGTTATATTCGCATCTGCGTCAATGTCAAGGGTTCCTAGACTAATTGTTGCATTAATTCCAGTAGGTGTAGCAATAGTATTTGGTATAGGAACAACACTATTTAATGACACAGTTATAGGATTTCCAGAAACCCCTACAACTATTGAATCTGAGAATCCACCCCAGTCTAAATCTCCCCAAGCTTTTCTACCCCAACCAGTATTAATTTCTGTATCGATTGAAGGAAGACCTTGAACCACATTCATACCAAATCCTGTAGGTACTACTAAATTGTCTCCATCGTTATTCCATAAACCTTGACCCCATTCTTTTCTTCCCCAACCAATATTTACTTCAGCGGTTGCTGTCACTGTGCCTAAAGTTGCTGACATAGATAGCCCAGTTGGTATTAAAGTTCCTGGGATACCCCAACCTAATTCACCCCAATTAGTTCTTCCCCAACCAGTGTTTACTTCTGTAGTTAATGAAACTGTTCCTAAATTTGCTGATAAACCAAAACCTGTTATGTCTGCCGCTTCGTTTGGAGAACCCCAAGTTTGATCATTCCAAGCTTTTCTACCCCAACCAGTATTTACTTCTGCAGTTGCGGATACTGATCCTAAATTTATTGTTGTTGGAATACCAGTTACATCTACAGTTTGTACAGCGGTATTTTCATTCCATGGTTCATCTCCCCAACCTTCTCTTCCCCAACCAGTGTTTACTTCAGCAGTAGCTGTTACTGATCCTAAAGACGCAGATATAGGTAATCCTGTTATTAAAGTTGTCCCCGCTTGTCCCCAAGCTGATTCGTTCCAATTTAATCTTCCCCAACCTTCATTTATTAAACCTGTAGCAGTTACACTTCCTAAGTTAGCAGATAAAGAAACTCCTGTTATAATTGGTGTACTATCATCGTCATTTCCCCATAAACCTTGACCCCATTCTCTGTTACTCCAACCCTCTTGCACAATAGCCGTTACACTTACAGAACCTAAACTAAACGTTGTTCCAATTCCGGTTAAAGTCGCTCCACTATTTCCTTGATCCTGCCAAGCACCTTGTGACCAGTTTAAAGCTCCCCATGCATTTTGTACGAGATCTATTGGACCTCCCATTCCAATACCATGAACATAACAATAATAAAAAAAGTCAACATTGTTAGCAGGAGTAATTTCTACATACCTTGTTGTGGCTGCATTAAATAAAGTAGTATTAGTATAAGATCCGACGTCTGAAGCTCCATCTAAATAATAACTTACCCCAGTACTTATTCTATAAGAGTTGGGTGAGGATGCATCAGTGGTAAATAATAATGGATGGTTATTGTTTGAAGAATCACTTTGTTCAAATCTTAAAGTGGCTCCTTGAACCCAATCAATTTCACCAGGTCCTGTTGAATTTCGAACTCCGTCTACATAAAAAACATTGCCTGTGCCACCACCATACAAATTTCCACTTGCGACAGTGACTGTATATGTTTTGTCGGCCATAGGAGGCTACCTCCTAATTAACCTGATATCCTTAAGATACTGGCAGTTGATGTGTTAGCTGGAAATTGAATTGTGAACGTTCCAGATGTTGCCGTTTTATCTGATCCAAAATCTAAAATACAAACCGCAGCGTTAGATTGATTTGTATTGTAAATTAAAGCACCTCTTGCAGTAATTGTTGCAGACGTGAAAGATAAATTTGCAAACGTTGTTCTTGCAACACCAGCTGAAATAGAAGTTCCAGAGTTTACTAAAACCCCTCCACCAGCTGTATAAGAACCTGAGTTTGACACTTCAGTGTTTGCTCCGCCACCTGGGTTAGTAGCGTAAACAGTTGTTGCTGAATTTAAAGTTGCTGAGCTAGAATAAAGAGCTAACTTGAAAGTGTTTCCACCAGATCCTGATGCTAAAAAATTTTGTTTTGCTTCTAATAGTTGTTTCTTAAAACTATTTGCTATTGCTTGTGTAATTGCCATAAAACTCCTTATTGTTTTCCTATACGAGGAACACCAGCTTGATATTCATCTCGTCTTCGTCTTCCCATTGCTTCGATTGAGAAGGCCTCTACAGCTTGTTTATACCTATTTTCGTATAGTGTCAACTGATCTTGTGGGCCTTTTAAAAATCCGTAAGCCTCGATTAGGCATGCATATAAAAGTCCGTTGGGAAAGTTCGTACCTAAATATGAGGTACTATTTGTAGCGGATAATCCAGTGGGTTTCAAGATATAATTTATCTGAATTTCATAAGTTTGATCTGGAACAGGAGCAAATACAATATTGTTCGCATCCCACCAGCCATAGTATTTTGGCTCTCCTGTAGCATCAGTAGGGTTATATTCGCTCATAAAATTAGTGTCTCTAAACTGTAAAAAACCTCTATCTTCGCTGCCACTTGGTGGTTTTACAATCTGAGCTGATCTAATAACTAAAGTATTTTCAGGAACTAAAACATATCTTTGATCAACAACTAAATTAGCTGTAGCATAAAATCTGTTATTATCAGAATCAACATCTCTTAAAATTCTAAATTCAGCGTCCTCAATAAAACCTTGAATGATAGTATCGGTAAACACTGTTGAACTAACTTCTGTGTAATCTCTAATTTTTTGTTTTAATTCTAAATATGTCATGCTCTATCGTTTAAAGGACTTACAATACTTTGAAATCCTCCTCCTGTTTCTGTTGATGTTGCAGCTGAATTAACTGTAAAACTATAGCTATTTTTTACAGTAACTTGTGAGGGTTGTCCAGCTTGGTTAACCGTTGTTTCGATCATTGTTATTGGATAAGACCCAAAAACAATAGCTCCAGAGCTGTGAGCTCCAGCTATAGTAGGATTTAACGTTACGCCTCTAAAAGGCGCTGCAGATGCTCTTATTAAACCACTTAAAACATTACCTGCTTTTGAGCTATATTGAATAACTTCATTTTGAAATTGACCTACAGTTATATTTTCATTTGGTGCTGGTAATACACCTGGTTCAATAATTTTTTGAATCATCAAATACCCTGAACTTGGATAATAAGTTGCATCAGTTAAAGTTAAAGATCCAACTTCAGTGGCTGTTATATCAGAAGCCAAAGTAGTTTTTAAAGTAAACGCGGCTACTGGAACACCGCCAATGGGTCTTGGTAATCCTGTAAATCTAACCTGATCATTATCTGCTAATCCACTAAAAGGTTGACTAACTGTTATTGTTGTTGTGCCATTAGTTGAAAAAGGATTTTCTGGTAAAATATCAGTTGTAGGTGGTTCTTTTCTTGCAGGTCTTGGATGTTGTAAACCTTGAGGGTCAGCTGTAAAAGGTGTTGGTTCTAATTGAGGTTGCTTAGGTTCAAACTCAGAGGTGTGAACTCTTGCACCATTCCATTCTCTAACCATTTCTCTGTATGGAAATTGTAATCCAGATCTGTCTGAAATAAATTTTGCGTATTTTCCTCTTGCTGTGTTTCCCATAATTATGCTGTAGGGTAGTAGCTTTTAGGAGAGATAAACGTACTTGATGGAGATCCGTCTTCTGCTAAAGCTCTAGCCAATTCATCCTCGTATATTAGTTTTAAAGCTTGTGTTTCATCTTTTTTATATTTCATAGATAAATAATAAGTTAATCCTGCAACCATACAAGGTACAAATCTGTATGGAACATTAGTTGCATTTGTATAAACACCTGCATCTTGAATTCTTTTTTCAAAATTAAAATTAATAACTTGATTATTTTCTGAAGATCCAGGCGTTAAATATAATTGAATAGTTACTCTGTCTATAAATCTTTGAACAAAATATTGTGATGGCTGACCTGTAGCTGATTTATTAGATAAAGCTTGATAAGCTGATCTATTTATTTTTGATAAAGGTGAATCAACATTAGA